CCAGGGTACCATTACCAATATACAATCTACGTTCATCAATGCTCCAGCCCAGTTCGGCGCCAGACAACTGTGGTAGATTTACTTGCAGACCTCTACGGTTTGTTATGCGGGATATTTGTACAATGGCCACTATTTATTGTCCTTGAATTCTATCCAGTATTTAGCTGAATTAGGCTTGTAGGTAGTACTGCTCTAAACGGCGCCACCAAGCATCAGCCCAATGATCAAAATCCTCTGGGTTAAGTACAAATTCTTGGTAAACTGGACGGGACAAAGGGTTGCCCATGTCATCCACAGGTGGTTTTACTGCCATTAACACTACACCCTTTTTAATGTTAGTTCCGTATACTTCATTGTGTGCTAGAGCATAGGCCACAAGTTGCAAGTAATAGTCTGTGATCCACTCTTGTCGTTTGGGTTTATTAGTTTGCTTAAAGTCCATGATACTTTCGTCTTTTTGATGTATACCCACACAGTCGGTGGTTCCAGCATATAACTTAGGAAAATATAACGGAACTTCTACACCCCAAAATTCGTCAACGTTGGCAAGACCGTTATCGATCACAGTCTGTGCCATGGCATGACTGGCCCAGCCAAATGGATTTGTGCCGCGATCTTTAAGCTCGCCGTTTTTTACATAGTGCTCCAAGTAAGTGTGCATACGAGTGCCGCGATTGGCAGCTTCAGTAGTGATTTGTTGTGCCTTGGCATGTCCTACATTTTTGCGCCATTGTTCTAACGCCGCTCGTGATTCTGCTGGCTTGGTCTTGTCTAAGATAGTTGTGACACTGGGCAACTTGCCGCCGGGTGTGTCATACAGCCTGCGGCCGTCTTCTGTGACCCGGTTCAAGGGTTGGTAATCAAATTTTGGATTGTACAAATTAGACTCGGAAACTTTCCCCGCAACCACAGCGGTCTTTTTCTTGTGGATTGTTAAATTCAAAACCTTCATTTAGGCCATTACGTACATAGTCAATGATCATCCCATCAAGGATAGGCAAGCTCTTGGGATCTACAACTATTTTAAATCCATCACTGTCAAACACATGATCGGTCGCTTCCAGCTCATCTACGTATTCCAATACATAGGCTAGACCGCTGCAACCAGTGGTTCGTGTGCCTAGACGTATTCCTATGCCTGCGCCGCGGCGATCTATGTTGCTGACAATTTTACTGGCGGCTCTTGGAGTGACAGCAATCATTGGTGTTTGCTTCTGTAGTCTTCTATAGCCGCCTTTATAGCGTCTTCCGCAAGGATACTACAATGGATTTTAACCGGCGGGAGCGCAAGTTCCTCTGCAATTTGAGAGTTCTTAATTGCGCCAGCTTGGTCCAGCGTTTTACCCTTGACCCACTCGGTGACGAGACTACTACTCGCGATCGCCGACCCGCACCCATATGTTTTAAATTTTGCATCTCGAATAATCCCTTGTTCGTCTACACGTATCTGTAGTTTCATTACGTCGCCACAGGCAGGAGCACCTACCATGCCAGTTCCCACGTTGACATCGCCGGCATCCATCTTGCCCACGTTTCTGGGATTTTCATAGTGATCGATTACTTTTTCTGAATAGGCCATTTGACACTCCTCTGTGTATTATAACACTCTACCTGACTATTTACGACGATTTTGATAAATTAATTCTAGCTGGTCGAATATATTTTTAAGATCTTGATAATTGATTATCAAATCTTTATAATTATACGGAGCCGGAACTGCATGTAACAATAAAGGTGATACCTGGATTAAATTTAATCGTTCACACACGTATTCGTGATTGTTTACAAAATCTTCATACCAAAACATTTTAACTGATTTATAGTTCCTAGTTAAGTCATGTTTTTGATTTTGATCTATGTTGTCGACGTATTGGCGAATAAATGCCTCAGGGGTTACTAAAAACTGTTCAACTTTGGTTATATTGTAAGTTGTAGTTTGTCCTGTGTGCCACGCAACACAGTTGGACATAAGAGCCGCAAATCTATCACGACGATTGACTATTATTAATACTACCTTGCCATAATCGTCAAATTCTAACAAAGGATTGTGAGTATGAATTGCCTGTTGCCCGCAACTTTTAATTATATTAGTTAAAAGATTACCGCCTACTCTAGTAGGACCCGATATTACATATTGTGTTGTCACTGATCAAAAGCGGCGTTTCATTGCCGCTTTAGCATTTGAGTCCACCACGGCACGTGCTTGATCCACAGTCATGCCACCAGCGCCAGCCACGTTGCCTCGGAATCTGACCACTCCAGATCCAGGTTCGATTGGCTCCAGGATATTTTTCAACGGATCCTGATTGATCAGCTGATTGAGATTTTCACTGGTCACGTTCACACCCAGACTTTTGGCCAAGTCCATAAATGCAGCTTGACTTATTTGTTTGGCGGCCGAAGTGTCATCCGCACGTCCCAACAGAAACTGGCTCAAGGCCAGTAGTTTCTGTGAGTCAGGATTGGCTACTTCAAAAATTTTCATTATCTACGGCCGCGACCCAGACCGGTGGCCAAGGTGTCAGAATCTTCCACGTCATCGACTTCAATGTCGGTTGCAATTTCTTCCTCACCCGGAGCAGGCAACTCAGCAGGCATTTCGCCAGCCATGCCTGCATCCATACCCGGATCTTCACCAGGAACAGCAGGTGCTTGTCCAGTGACTACTCCTAGAGCCTGATCCAACTGTTGCTTGGATCCTTGTAGATTTTGCAACAAGGCCGACAAAGCAGCACTGGCATCACCGTTGAACTGTGTGGCTTGGTCTGGACCAACTTGATTTTTGATTTGATCTACCAGAGCCGGCAGGTCTTTGAACTGCATGGCGCTGACTTGTTCGCTCATCTTTTGTACTTCATCCACCATGTCTTGTGCAGCCAGTACTACTTGAGCCTGTTGCACTTCGCTTTCAGTGACTTGGCGACGGCTTTCAGCCATGCCCATGGCCGGCATGTTGCGTTGTTGTTGTAAGGCACGGATCTGATCTTGTAACTGCTTGATCTGATCATCAATTTCTTTTCTTTTCTGTGCTGTCTGCATGGCCATGGCTTGAGGATTTGGTTGTCCAGCAGGTTGTGCATCCAGCTCCATGATCCTGGCGCTGAGAGCTTGTTCCATGACCACCAGTTTCAAGTAAGCAGGATTTTGCTCGCTGCGATGGAATTCTGGAGTGCGGCGATGTTCAGCTACAAGTCCACGTACACGGCGTAACATGTTAAGTGCCTGTGTCTGGTCGATTGTGTCAAACGTCACACGGTCGCCAAAGTAGCTTTCAAATACCTTGGCGGCTTGTTTTGTTGGGTTGGCCACGGCCAATTCGTTGAGTTTCATTGTCAAATCCTCGTGGTTGCAAGTATTTAGCCGAATCTACACAATTGTTTAATTGATTTTCCACAATCTTTTTTTGCATCAATTTGGTTTCTAACTTGGTTCCTATACTTTCTCTAAAATCTGGGCGGGTGCTACGATCAGCTATGGCAGCCCGGACATTGATATCATTGGTCAAAAATGACAGTTTGTTGTCCAACAACCGGATATCATTGGCCAGATTGTAATCCTTGTATTTGTCGGCTATGCACCAGCTGAGAGCAGTACGCGAGCTGTTGAAAACACCCACGTTGGTGGCATGGCACATGACTGTGTAACCGGGTTTTTCAGGAATAATTCCATATTTGCCAAACACCTCATAGGTGCCGTCATCTTGTGGCAATATGACATTGGGCATGATATCGCGCAGTTCCTGTCGCACTGCACGTTCAAATTCGCGATCCATGATCATTTGAAAACGTAGGTGACTAATAGATAAACAGTGGTGGCAATCAGTGCGCCAATTATGCCTACACCCCAACTGATCAGTTGATCTGTGCGTTTTTCGGTCATGCGCTGTACCATGTCATGCACTTCGCGCAATAGAGTTTGTAGACCTGTGATTTTGCCTTCCACATGTTCAAACCGTTGCTCCAGCTGGTTGTAACGTTCAGCACACAGTTCCACGTGGGCTTCCAGGCTCTTTTTTTCAATTTCAGTGGTTTCTGACATGCTTTTATCCTTATTGATTATTTATAGCTGTAGGTAAAAACCAAATGTTTTGATCTGGGCCGTCAACTGTCAGTTGTGTGGTCATGATTTCGCCAGTTTTCAAGGTGTGTAGCATGGGTACTCCGGCTGAATCCATTCTTAATATCAGGGTAGGGTCGTCAGCAGGACCATAAGCATCTGCAGTTTCTGTGGCAAATTCAAATTCCCAGGCTCCATCAAAACGTTCTGGCACGGTCAAGTCAATTACCTGGGTACGTAGGCTTATCAACTGTGTGAGTGTTTCCCAGTTGCGTTGTTGATTTCTGGCCCGATTCCAAGTGACTTCGTTGACGATGTCTTGACCAGCACGATCTCGAAAAGGTATTCTTGAACTTTTAAAATGTCCAGTCACACCCGTGGCCGTGATGTCAAACAGGCAACGACACAGGATCTTAGTCATGGCGTGACAGTTCATAAATCACCCGCGCCTGTTCCAAGGCCGCTTGCAGGGCAAGATTGGTTCGGCCGGCCTGGGCAATTTTTACCCAGAGCATTTCTTCTTCAAGCCGTTGATCCCATTTGCGTTTTTCTTCACGGATGGAATGTAGTTCACGTTCGGTCTTGCCAAACTCGCGGCGATACACTGTGTCGCCGCCGTCAGGACTCTCAAAAATATACGTCATGCTGTACTTATAGCCAACAAAAAACCCTGGAGTTTTAATTCCAGGGTTTAGTGTTTTAATTAACTCAGTTAATTAAGATGCTGTTGTAGCTGTACTAGCCAAACGGAAACCAACGTTGGTAACATCGGCAGCTGCCAAGTTGTAGCCAGCCACTGTGCCTAGGGCACGGACGATAGCTTGCAATGTGGCTGCACTGTTGTCTGTACCGTTGGTTGCTGTGTTGAAAGCACCTGTTGGGTATGTGGCAACAGAAAAGTTTGTTACGTTTGCTGTAGCGGCAACTTGATAAATTGCTACTGTAGCTGTCTGCTGGATTGTCTGCAACAGAGTCTGCAACATGCCATTTACTTCGGCTTCTGTTGAAGGATCTGCACCTAGGTCGCAACCAAAGAAGTCCAGTTTTGGACCCATGAAATTGGTTGGTGTGCCTGCAGGTGTGTAGGCTGCTGTTGCTGCTAACTGAGGACCGTTAAGTGTATCAGTTGCAAATACTGGTTGTGAACCACCG